AGTTCAAGAACCCCCCTTTATCTTGAAGGCGCTGCGGATATAATCCTGGAGAGTCTTCACGGCACCCTCCATAATATCGGCATACCCCCACCACTCGGCTTGGTTTGAGAGGATCTTCCCATGGGCTGACATGGGAATTTTGTTCATTTCGTCGTCATTGAAGAGTGTCAGTTCGGGCCTGGTTGGTAGCTGAATGGCCGGTACCGCTTCCTCTCCCACCTTCGGCAATACCGTCTTTACCTTTGGGGCGCACCCGGTAACGCTGATAAAGCTCACGAGTACGGCCAAAATCGCCAATATCGACAGCCTGTTTAACTTCTTTCTTTTCATGGGTAACCCTCGCTTTCACCACTTTCGTCTTCTGCAGGTGTTCGATGGTAGCTTCCTGGGCCTTGGCCTGGATTTCCAGGGCCTGCTTCTCCCCCTCAAGTTGTCCTATCTGTCGGGTCAAGTGACTCACTTCTCGCTGATGCTTCCAATGGAAGAAGCCCCCCAGGAGACCACCCCCGACCAGCATCGTCACGATGATTCCTATGAGTGCCTTCGTCAGCATAGTTTACTCCTGTGGACCCTTCCTCCAGGCCCCGCCAAAAGAGTTGACCCCATAGACGCCGCAGACGGCGCCGGTGACCGTCCCGAGCAGAGAGCAGACAGGGGATACCAAGGGGTGTGGGGGGAGCCCCAAAATACAAGCGATTGCCCAAGCCACATCCATGAGAACCAGGACGCCCAGGCAAAGGCGGGACATGGAGAACTCCCTGCTCCCCGGATCAATAACAAACTCGGATAGCTTATGCCTCATCCTGGATTCCCTCCCCGACGCTGACGGTCCCATCCTGGCCGATGGCCCCTGCCTGATCCTTAACCCCATCCCTCACAAAAGGCACAGGGGTAAGAATACCCTTGGCCCCAGGCGTCCATGCCCGGGTCCAGGGCAATTGGAAGTGCATGGCGTCGTGTGGAGATTGCCAGAGCCCCCCCCACTCGAAACCAGCCTGGGTGAAGCAAGCCACAAATGCGTCCGGGAAGGTAGTGATCAACCGGGATTCGCTGTAGGGATTGCTGGCCGCATTAAGGTCAACGGCCAAGCCCCATGCGTGCATGGAGGTAAATTTGCCACTCTTGGAGGGCCGGATACAATGGCAGCCGTCAAAGGTCTGGATGATCTTCCCCTGGCCTTTCTCCCGGACCAAGCCCAGCGCCTTTTTGAGCGGGTGTTCCAGGAGGTAATGGCCATAAAAGCCGAAGTAGCTGGGATGGTGGAAATCCTTCACCTGGCCCAACATATCCGCAAATTCAGCAAGGTCGATGAACCCGAGCCATTCATTCTGGAAATCAGGGTCTCGTGGATCTCCGAACATATCTTCGACTTCATGCTGCAGGAATGGGAATTCGATCCCGGTTACTGAATCAAGCATTTTCCCCCCCCTTGGCCGGCGGCATCTCGATGGCTCCACTCTGAGCCAACCGGAATACCTGAGCCATGAAGCAGTTCCCCTCGTGGCAGCTTTTCATAAACAAATAAAATTGCTCTGTGAAATTATCAATGGAACCCTTTAGTTCCTCGATGGAATCCTTCTTGACATACTCGTCGGGTAGAACCTCTTCCCGGAGCTTTGTCTGGCGCTCCTCCATTTTCTTGAGCCGGTGTCGGAAGTCCATGACGAACCCACCGATGAAGATTCCAATGATCCCCGCCATGGAGGATATTAGGGCCAGTAAAGTTCCTGTATGTTCCGCCAGATCATGCATCCCCCCACCTCTTCCCTTTCGGTTAACCGTCTCTCCCCACCAGATAGACCACCGCGGTTACTTCGTAACCACTCGCCCCGGGATCACCCGAGATCGTGCATTTCAGAGTGTTCTTCCCCGACAGGATGCGCCGGATGCTTACCCCGAATTCGTGACTGGACACGGTATTGGCAGCCTTGGCGGTCCCGTCGAAGATTTGGTAATTATCCTCGTCCTCCAAGGTCAACTGCGCCGTGCGGGCGCCGTCGTTGGCGCCGTTGCGCTGTTGGATGTGGAGGATTTCCCCTTCCAGGTAGATCGGCGCACTCTGAACCAGGGCGTCGCCGGCCGCACCGTTGGGGAAGTCGAATACCACCTTCTTCCTTAACCATCTTTTCGGCTTCATCTGGCCTCCTCCTCTCTGATTCTGAACCCGGTAGCGAGTCCAGCATTAACCTTGCCGGCTCCAAAAAGAGCCTGATACCTTGCCTTCTCCTGACGCGTGGGCGTGTCAAAAAGGCTTTTGAACCTATAGGGTTGCAACACATCTTCGGGTTTCTTGAGGGTGGGGATATATTCCTTCCGGGCCTGACGTAGAATCCTGGTAAGGGAATTTTGTCTCTGTTCAGGGTCCATGCTGGCGAACCGGGGGAGGCCTTTCTTAACTTCCGTGTAAGCGTCTCCCACGCTCTCCACCACCATCTTGTAGTAACCGTCCAGGTCCATGCTCTTCCTGATCCCGAACTCCGACTTGAACCGGGAAGGCATCTTGAGGTTGTCGGCGATTTCGTGGTCCATGAAAGCCTGGCCCATCTTCGCCAGGTGTACGATCTTCTCATCCAGGGCGTCGAGCCGGGTCCTCTTCTGGTCGGGGTCCAGGGTCTTGCTTTCATAAATCGCTGACCGCTGCTTCCTGACATTCCCCATCTCGGTCATGACCTGGCGGGCAACCCGGGCGAACATGGCCTCAGGGTGTTTTTCCAGGAAGGCATCCAATTGGTCCATCTGGCCGGAATTCCAGAGGAGCTTCCACCCCTGGTCTGCCTGAAGAATCTTCTGGTAATTCTCCATGAAATCATTGACCGTCTTGGCCCGATAGCCGGTGGGCGGCTTGGTGAAGAGGGCCCTGACCCCCCATAGCTCAATGGCGTTTCGGGCGGGCTGCGGCACATCTTCCAGGACACCGGCTTTGCGCAGGAGCACATCGATCCCGGGGAGGAAATAATTGGACCCCAAGCCCCCGGTAGTGGTCCTGATAATTTGCTCCACCTTGATGGGGCTCAGTTCAAAGACCGGGTTGACCACGGGAGCGACGATCCGGCTGACCGCCTTGGCCAGCTCGGTAGTCCAGGGTTTCGACCTGAGTTCCACCGGCAGCTTTTGGATGCTCACATCTTCAATCGGGCGGTCCAGGAACCAGTTATAGTTGGCATAACCCTCGACGATAGGACGGGCAAAGGCCGGGATGAAGTCAGGCGTCATCGCCTTCCAGGAAGCTCCCAAGGCCGATTGCATCCCTCCCACATTCTTATCCACCAGGGCATCCAGGATTCTTTCCGGGACCGAGCCGAAGAGAATGCCGGCCTCGAAAGGCTTGGGGATACGAAGCATCTGGTCACCAGCCGGGATGTGCCAGAAATAGTTACGCTCCCAATTCTCCAATTCCTTATAGCGATCATCGTTGTGCGCCAGCATCCAGAGGCCGACGGAGCCCGCCGCCAGGAGAGCTAACCGCCGCATCACGGCCCATTTGTTCGGGCCAGCCAGTTCGGAAAGCAACTTATCCGTGCCCTGAATCCCGGCATTGAAAAACGGGATGATCATGTTGAGGTAACGCACTACCGGGTGACCACCGAAGCGCCGGAAGTCCAGGGTGGTGCGCCGCATTTCGTGAATGGCCTCAGCCGGAGTCAGGCCCTTCTCGATGGCCTGTTTGTAAATGGAGAACCTGGTCATGTTTTCCAGGTACGCGGAGATATGGCGCAGCGCCTGGACCGGATGGGCCTGGTAGATTATGCCCTTGCGCTTGCCGGTAATGTCGTCCGCGGTGATCTTCTCGGGCTCGATGAAGCTCTGCGCCAGGGTCGCCATGAATCCCCCCATGGCCTCGGCCTTGTTGCGCATCTCCACGGTGTTCTTGTCTTTGGAGAGGAGCAACCCCAAATCCCGGAACCACTTGAGGGGATTGAACCCGAACCTGCTAAAAACCCAAGCCTGGATAATGTCACGAACCGGGTTGGTGACGATCCCGAATTCCGGGGTGGTCACCGCACCGGCCCGGAGAAGGTCTGCCGGGGCCTTGGCGATTCGCAGAAAGATTCCCATGTCTTCGGGCATCATGTTCTGCGTGGCCTTGAACATATCCGGCGGGAGTTTCAGCCACCGTTGAAAGCCATTCCGGTAATAGGGCACCGTTCCAGGTTCAGGAGGCAGAGGAGACCGGGCCCATACCCGGTTCTGGAACTCCATCGACCCCATCTGGTGGGACCACTTGAAATCCTTGAGGTCCGTCAGGCCCTTTTGCTGTAAGAACCTCTCGAACGTCTTCACTGCTTCCGGGGCCAAAGCCTTGGCCACCGCACGGTCAGCGATATAACGGGAGACGAACTCGGCAACCTGTTCCTCTCTCTTCCTGACATACCGTTTATAGGATTTGGAGCTATTGAGATCGGCCCTCTGATCAGCGATGGCCCGCAACTCCCTTTTCATCGCCGGGGTGCCCTGCGTGATCAGGAGATTTACCAGGTCATAATTTTTATCCAGGGCATGACCAAGCTCATGGGAGAGGACCCTTTCCGTGGTGGCAAAGCGCGTGGTGATCTCCTTGGCCTCTTCCATGGTGATATTCCCGTCCCGCACTTCCTGTCTCAGCCAGGATTTGAACTCCCCAAGGCGGCGCCCCCGGAGAGACTTGACCACCTTGACGGGAATCCCCAGCCTGTCGGCCAGGGCCATAAGCCGGCCCCGCAGACCAACATCAACCTCCTGTTTCAAGGTTTCATCAACGGGGATGAACTTGGCCGGGACCTCCTTAATCTCGGGATCGCCCCATTCGGCCAGCTTTGCCGCACCGTCCAACATCCGGTTTCTGGCGTAGGCGTAATTCGCCTTGGCTGCCAACTGCATCAACATCTCAAGGGGATTCAGGATGGCTTTCTCAGAACCCTTGATCTTCTGGACCACCCGGCCTTTGACACCGAGGGCCTGGGAATAGGCGTCCACATAATCGTCGAGTTCATCCATGAGGCGCTTGAAGGGCACATAATACTGGTTCTTGTGCTTGATCTCCTCATAGCGGGGCCTGTCCAGAAATCCGGCTTGGAGCAGCCGTTGGAGGATTGCCTGGTCGGTCCATTCCCTGACCGAGCCCTTGGTGAAATTACCGTCCTCTTCCAGCCGGCCGGCGACTTTTTCCAGGGTGGCGTAATCCTCCCCATAAAGCTCTTTGAGGTCTGCCAACGCCTGGCGGCTTTCATCGGGCCTGGTCCCTTTGATCTCCCCGGATTCCCGGACACCGGTTTCCCCCGCGAGCTCAAGATCACGCTGGGCCACCATGAAGCGATTGAAGAGGTCATTTATGACCTTATCCGGTGTCTCTCCCCGCTTCTTGGCCAACTCCCGGAGAGGTTCCAGCCTGGCCGTGAGGCTCTCCCCCACCTTCTTGGCGTCGCCGACGAATCTTCCCTGCTCGGTGATTTCGTGGTAAACCCCGGCCTTCATCACAGCCTGGGCCACCCAACCCTCTTGGCCCCGCCAGAAGCCGACGGTGTAATTGGCGGATTCACCCTTGGGGATGATCCCCCCGGCCTTGAGCGCCCGGGTTTCCGCCCTCTCGAAAGGCGCCATGCGGTCCACCACTTCATCATAGAGGAACCGAAAGGTCTGCGTGGCCGCTTCCCGGTTCTCGGTGCTCAGAGCATTTCTGAACCTGTGCAGGAGAGGTTTTTTCTCCTGCTCCTGGGCCATCATCCTCTCTTCATACATGGACAGGCGTTGCTCGGCCGGGGAGGCGGTGCGGAAGGAATACCTGGTGGAGGGCGCACTCGGACCTTGCCCGTTTCCCCAATCTACATACCCGTTCGTCGGGTCGATTTGGAGGCGGTTGAAACTGCCCTTTTCCCATTGGTCGAGATAATAGAGGCTGTGGCCATCCCACCGGAGAACTTGGTGTTGAATCCCGTCTTCGGAAGAAATATCGTAATTCTGACGCTTCTTCGATTGGGTCAGTTCTTTGGCCAGGGAGAGCAGGTGATCCGAACAGCCTAACTTCTCAAGTTTTTTGAGGTAATAGTCAATGGGCTGATCCGGTTTACCAAAACCGTCTTTTTCTTTTCTCCAAGTGACTTCCTTGAAGCTGTAAGCATCCGCCACGGTTCCCGGGCCAACTTCCGTCCTCATCCAAATCTGGCCGCTCCTGATGCTCTTAAAGATCGCCTCGGTAGGATCGGCCTTGAGGATCTGCATGATCCGATGGAAGAACCTCTGAATCTTCTGGAAAATGGTCTTAGCATCAGGTTCTACGGCGGTTTCCGTGGGCGACCATTCCTGATAGGCTTCCGCGGCCGCTTCCCAATCCCCGTATTTCCTGAGGATCTGGTCCATTTCCTTTTGGGTCAGCACCAGGTCGGCGGCGGCATGGAAAAGCTCATGATCCACCAGCTTCATGCCGACGCCCTTGGCCAGGGCCACCACCCCGCCAACGGTCATGGGGCGCCACTCCCCGCCTACGGTCCCTCTTTCCCAACCCTCCTCGGTAATATCCTTGTAAGTTTTCTTCAAGTCCTCGAAGTTCGGCTTCGGGATTTTCTGGTTCTTGAGGATCGCTATGTATTTCCCATTGGGAAGAGTCAGGCCCCAGCCGCTGCCATCGTCGAATTCTTCGACCTTGACGCTATCTCCCAGGCGGGACTTGATGCCCTCGGTGGTGACGATTGGCCCGGTGCCAAGAATCCCCTGTTTGATGCTCTGCCGGTTAGTAGCGGCATACCGGGGGGCAGCCTCAATGACCGGCTTGGTCTTGATGATTTCATGGATAATGTCGATGGAGCGGGTATCAGTCCCTTTCATGATCGGAATGAAGAGCCTGGTCTGGTAGCCGTGCGTCTCCCGGATCACCCCCAGGTTTTCCAACTCTGTGAGGTAATCGGGGTCCACGCCGACAAGTTCAATGCGCTGCTCCCCGGAAACCAGGCCTCTCTTGAATTGCCAGCCGTTGGCCAGGGTCACCACCCAATTGTTGTCCAGAACCCTTTCATAAACATCCCCGGCGCTCTTGACCTGCTGGGAAGATTGCGCTTGGTTGGTAGCCCCCAAAGACCGCAGCGTGTCATCCAGGTCTTCGTCAAAGATCATCCGGCCTAAATACCGCTTTCCGGTATCATCTTGAAGACGGAAAACCATAGTAGGCCCGTTAAGACGATCCCAAATAGGCAGAAGGGTCCCGGTGATCAGATGAATCCGGTGAGTGGTTTCCTTCGGGAGTGCGGCCACGGCCTGATCCCATTGGGGTTTGGCCATAGCGTCCCGCACTCTCGTCCATTTCTGCTGATCGACAAGATCATTTTGGGTGATCCATCGGCGGGAGAACTCGCCCGGGCCGACGGCCAGATATTTCATCTCGGCATTGACATTTCTCGGCGATGAATCAACCGCCCAAAGCGCACCACTCCGGTTATTGGTATAAAACCAGGTTCCCCGGAAATTCACCTGATTCCACTGCCGGGGCCGCGTGGGATTGATGAGGTCAAAGGCCACCACTTTGGTTTCGGCCTTGCTGTCAGGCTCGGTGTAAATGGACTGTTCGCTAACCTTCTTAATGCGGCCCCCAGGATTAGACCACCCCGGGGAGGCCCCTGGCTGAATGGTTTCTATGCCAACATCGAGAGTGCCTTGCTCGGCTTCTTGCCTGAGAATTTCTTTATGGAGCTTGTCAAAATGGTCGAACGCGTTGTTCTGCTTCTCGATTTCCATGGCCAGGAGCCGGTTGAAGAATTGCTTCGCATCCGGGTAATTGACTGTGACGGAACCGCCACTCTGATAGGTCAATTTCCATCCCGTCTGGTCTTCATATTCCTGAGAAGTCAGGCCGGCCACGCGACCGCCCCGCAGATCGTCGATAAACCGATCAATGGCCCTCTTCGCATAAGGGGTCAACAGATTATCTTCGGCCTTGAGGAGGCCAGTGCTCGTGGTCTGGCGCTGCCCCTTGGTGAGGGCTCCAAGCTGGTCCAGGCGCCGGGCGATGGCAGAGATAAAACGTTTCTGCCCCTTGATATTGGTTTCCGTCAGGATGAACTCTGGCGCCTGCTTCTGGTTGGTCCGGTGGGACCGCCCGAAGCCCTGCATGGCTTTCTTGGCCTGCCAACCGGGTTGCACACAGTAATGGCGCCGCAACCTCTGGTTCTTTATGCCCAGGTCGGCATGGTAACTGGCCCCGGTGTCACCCTTCCCGGAGAACACCAGGATTGTTTTTTCGTCGTTCTTATAAGCCTCAATGTCCTTGGCAACCGCAGCGTTCCCCCGCTTCTCCAATTTATTATTGTAAATTCGCTGCTTGCGCCCGGTCACCTCGGCCACCACCTTGGGGCCGAACTTATTGATAATCTGGTCCAGGGGATTATCAGGAAACCTGAGCATCCCGAGTCTGGCAATAAGCCGGTTCTTGGCAGCCACAGCCTCAGCATTTTCCACCGGGTTACCGTTGGAATCGACCACCGGCCGCATTTTCGTATCGCCGTTCTCGTCGGTGTATTCCTCATATTGCTGCGTGGGGAAAGACCGTTCAAGATACTGGATAAGCGACTGCCGGGGGGAGAGGTCCAGTTCATCGTATTCGGCGCCTTCTTCCTTCCTGTCGATCTCCCGATCTGTCGCCTCGCCATAGGTGTTGACCAACTGCACGATGGGGGAATAACCCTTGGCCAGGTCGTTCTCCATGGACTTCAAGACTGTGGGCATCTGCATGGAGGTCACGATCTGGTTGAAAAACCTTTGGTTATACCCCCAAAACATGGCCAGGGCTTGCCGTTTTTGTGTTGGCGAACTACCGGCCCCGGTATCATCCAGGGCCTTGTTGATATTGGCGAAAATAATCTGCCAAGCCTGGGCCAGTTCGTTATAGATTTTGGTCTGTTCCGGGGTTAATTCATGGGTCAACCGCTCATATTTCACATCATCATAGGAGAGGTTGCGGGCCACGTATTTCCCCAGGGCTTTCAAATCCCGGGCTACTACCTCCATCGACGCCACACCGCCGGAAGAAATCTCGCTTAAGAAGCGGTTCCGGTTGGCAAAAGCGGTCCCAGGCCCCCACAACCCCAACCTGTCCGCAAAGGCCAGGTGGTCGGGTTCTTCGGCCATGGTCGCCGACACATAGACCACCCGGGCATTCGGCAGACGCCTTTGGAGTTCCACGCCTGCCAGGGCTTTTTGAGAGGCTTGGCGCCTTTGCTGCCCGAATCCTCCCTGGCCGGATTCATCTTTGGCGTTGTTCATGTTGTGGGCTTCGTCAAAGGCGATTACCCCGTCGAAATCCTCTCCCAGCCATTTGACCAATTGGTCGATACGGCTCTGCCTGCCCCCTTCCCGGGCCCGGATGGATTGACCAGAACGAAGGGTGTCATAGCCGAGAAACATGATCCCTTCTTTATCCTTGATCTGTTCACTCGCCTTGGGGAGATTCTTGACGAGTTCAGGGTTCCAGTCGATCCCCTTCATATCCCGTTTGGCATCTTTCAAAAGGCTCGGGTTCTGACTGATCCAGACGCCTTTCTTGCGGCCCTGGTTCCAGTTATCTTGGAAAATCCCCGAGATTTCGCGGCCCTTACCTAAGCCGGTGCCGTCACCGATGGCAAACCCACGGCGCTCGCCGGATGGCAGCATTTGGGAGTGCGCCTGGCCAGCATAGACAATCGTCTCAAGCTGGGCCTCGCTGAGCTTGCCTTCCTTAATGGTCTTTTGGGGAATGTTCGGGGTGTAAGTGGGAGCCGGAGGCGAGACTGACGCCATGGCTGCCGACTCTTTAAGTTGGGCGGGATGGGGCTTGGCCCCGGCAATCTTTACCCTCTTCGGCTTGTAATCCTCGAAAACCGAATCGGTGAATTTTCCTTTGTTTTCCTCCTCTTCCTCTCCTTTGGCCTCGACGGTTACAGGTCCGTGTCTCCCGGAATCTTGCTGTTCTCCCAACGACCGTTCACGTCCATCCAATCGGCCAGTTGTTCCCACGCCTCCTGCGCCAGTTTCACCGCCGACAGGGGCCCCTTCTCCTGCGCCAGGTAAACCAGTTCCGACGGTTCCTCCGGGTCGGACGGGAGTTCCTCGAACACCCGCATTACCTGATCCAGCCTCTTGCTGTCCCGGATGTTCAGGAACATTGACTTCTGCTCCTCCCCCACCGCCCACGGCGCCCGGAGCGCCACCTTCTTCTTTTCCAGGCTCCAATCCATGAGTTGGAGGAGATACAGGTCGTCCGGTTCCGGCTTCAGCTTGAGTTGGAGGAGTGCCTTCTTCGCGGCCTGGTTGACCGGGCTGTTGTTCTGTGGCAGGAATTCGCTCATTCTTTGCGCCCTCCAAGAGAGGAACCAGGTCCGTGAGCTTCTCCACCGTGCCGACGACAGGAGGAGAAGTAGTCGGGCCTGACTTGTCTATGACAACGATCTGGTTATCAAACGCTGTCCCGTATTTGGTATAATTCTTGCCGCTTACACTGACATTGGCAAGGATTTTATATTCTTTTCGGATTTCCCCCCACCACTCTGTAAAAGCGGGCTTGCCGAAGGCCATGCCCCGGCCCACGATGGCCACCAGACGGCCTCCCTCCTCCAACCGTTTCAGGGCCTGCTCGATGTGGACGGCTGCGGTCTGAATGACCCGCTTCCCCTGAAGCCGGCCCGCGGTGGCCGAAAAGGGCGGGTTCATCACCACCAGAGTGGGCTTCACATCCTTGGGCAGGATGTTGTTAAGCTGCTCGGCGTTCTCGGTGAAGACCCGATCAAACCCCAACTGTTTGACCAGTTCGGCCCGCCTGGGGCTGAGTTCATTGACGATGATCTCCGGGGCTCCGGCGTTGCTGGCGAAGACGGCCAGGCTGCCGGTCCCGGCGCTCGGTTCCAGGACCACCTCATGCGGCCCCACGTTGCCTACCCAACTCACCAGGTAGGCCAGGGCCGGGGGCGTCGAGAATTGCTGAAACTCCTCAGATTCCCCGGTGCGCCGGGTTTGCGTGGGAAGGATGCTGGTGAGCTTTTCCAGACGCTGCACCACCTTGGCCGGATCGTTGGCGTGGGGATCGAAGAGCGTGGGATTGGCCTGGATGAACTTGTTCACCCCCAATTCCATGGCGTCGTAAGCGTCCTTGGGGGTGTATTTCCCTTCGGCCTGGGTTCCCCCAAAGGCCTCGTCGGCCCATTTGAAGAGTTGGGCGCTGGTGAAGGGCCTTAATCCGACAATGGGGGAGGCCATGACGGTTGGAGCTTTGAGCCATTTCAACACCTGTTCGGCTAACTTCTTGGAGGCCGTCGCCTCCTGCTCGGTAACCGTTTCCTCTTCAGTTGTTGCAGATTTTGCAACAACTGACTCTGCGGCCTTTTTCTCGGCCGCCCACATGAGGGCCACGGACAGCTTCTGTCCTTCGGTGTAGCCTTCTTTCTTGGCAGCCTCCATGAGGTCATGAGGGAAAAGGCCATGCTGCACGCCAGTCCGCTGGCTTTCGTTCATGCCCTCAAAGATTTCCAGGGCCTTCTTCCGGTAGTCCTCCTGGGTGAATTCCTTCGGGGCCTCCCCCTTGTCAAGTTCCTTCGTTTCCTCGACTTTTTCAAACTCGCTGGCGTTCCAATGGGGTCCACCACCGTCAATCCTCAACTTCTGCTTCCCGTCAGCATCCACCTGGATATGCGTGACCTTGGCAGAGTCCTTATTTTTGAAGCCTGGCATATCAGACCCAGGCTTGGGCCGCACCATGTCGCCGATCTCAAACTTTGGGGCCTCCGAAACTGGCTTCGCCTGGGCTGGCGGGAAAAGTCCATCAATATTGCCCCGCAAACCTTCTGCCCATTGTCTGCTGAGAAAATTAGGAAGTGGCGGAGAAGTGCCCTCTCTACCACCCTTAACCCAATCGAAATAAGCCTGGGCCCATTTCCTTCTTTCCGGGTCCTTTATGGTCATGATGAGGGCCGTAGCTTTTTGCTCTGGCGTCTTAGGGCTTGACGGCGTGACCCCAGGAACCTTGGGCGCGGGCTTTGGCTTAACTTCTGCCTCAGGCTGATCGAACAACCCTCCCCCACCAATCCCCGGAAGATTCCCCTGCGCTTCCTTATGGTTCTTGTAAAGCTGTTCCCTCTCCGTGGCTGAAAAGTTGCCCTTGGCCACCTGATTGAAAAGCTCGTCGTCCTGGGCCAGCATCGCCGCCTCAGTCGGGGAAGCATCGGGCAGGGCCCGGAAGACGCGACGGATTTTCCCCTCATCCAGGTCAGGAGTGACCTTGAGGGTTTCGGCTACCTTCTGGTCGATTACGGACGGGGCTTTTGGCTTGGGCGGGGTGAGCCCGGGGATATTCCCAGCGCCTTGAGAGGCTTCTTCTGCCGGGCCTGTTTCGCCTGCGAGATCATTTTCTTCAGCATTAACCTCTCCCTCAACATCTCTCTCAATCTCGGCGAGCCCAGCTTCGTCGACGCCTTCTTCTCCGGCTTGCTCACGAATGTCATTGTAGTATTCCTCTTCAAGTTTTAACCAATCGTCAATGTCGGTGTTCTTATACATTTCCCCGCTGATGATCATGGCCAGAAATTGATCGTCCGACTCGATGGTCCCAAAAAGATGCGGGTAGTTGTTCTGCAACTCCTGAAGCAGGGAGTCGGGGCCCTGTGCTCCCCGGCGCATGAAGGGGAAGAGCAGTCTGCGCTCCTCGGGCTCAAAGGTCTTGATCACCCGCGCCCGGGAATTGAACCCCCCATAGGCTTTGATGATGGTGGCCCGATCCCCGCGCTCCACGGCCTTGGCCAGGTCATATCTGGGGCCTCGGACCCGTATCTCTCTTCCTCCTGGTGCCTTAGGAGGAGGCGGAATCTCGGGGGGGCCAGCCAAGTAAGCCTGGTCCACACCCTTAACGGTCGTTTGCTCGTCAATGGCCTGTTTGAACCGGGCCTTCTCCTCATCCCCGATTTCCAGATCATCCACCAGGCCCTTGACGGCTTCCTTGTAGGCGTTGATATTCTCGTCCGTCGGGGCCTGGGCCTGGGGTTCAGGAGCTACGGGAGTCTCTTCAACAACCGGCGGCGCTTGGGTTTCAGCCGGCGGGGTTGGAACAGCCGGGGCCTCCCGGATTTTGTTACTCGCCCGCAAATCCTCAACAAAGGTGCCCCATTCCTCCGGGGTGATCTTCCCCTGCTGCAAGAGGGTAAACATCAAACCGGCATCGTCGGCGTCCTGCAACCGGACCCCCGGGATAACCTCAAGCCCCAACTCCTGCTGCATCTTGACGAACTCAGGGGAGTATCTTCCCCCCTCGTAAGCCTGGATTTGATTCACCAGATCTTGCACCTTGGGAGTCATAGGAGGGACCCCTGCCGCCGACGGGCCTTGGCCAGAAACGGGAGCCGCCGACGGCGGGGGTGTCGCGGTTGGGGTGCCTGACTCAGGTGTTGGCGCACCTGATACGCCAGGCGGGGTCTCCGGAGGTGTGGGCGGCACCCCCGAAGGTGGAGCCTCCCCCTCAGGCGTGGGCGGCGCCTCGGGAGGCTTGGTTTCGTCTTCTATGCCTTCAAAGTAGGCCCCTGCCGGGGTGATCGGTTTATCAGGAAGAACCTGCAAAATCTCCCCCCGGGTCAGGTCTTGAACCTTGTCCAGGCGGGCACTCAGTAATTCGTGTAGTTCCTTGGCTGCCAGAGGATCGCCCTCGTCAACCCGGCTGAAAAGATCATCCAGGCGTTCGGCGATGGGCCGCAAACCTTCACGCTCAGGCATCCCCAGGATGTTCTTCACCGTCTCCTGGTTGTTCCGGGCCAGTTCGGTCAAATCCTGTAAGGCCGCAGGTTCGCCGGTTTCGTTGACATTATTGACTCCCCGGCGAAGACGATTGACAAGGCTCTGTTCCCCGGTGGGGGCTGCGACTTCGGCAATATCGGCGGCGTTAATCGCCATCGGCTCCCGGCCAGGAAAAGCCGGGGTAATGACCGGGCCTCCCGGTGTGGCCGGGGGCGGGCCAAAAGGATTGGGTAGGGTGGAATCCCAACCGGCCCTGGCATTTTCTGTGATGGTCTGGCCCCAATCCTCAAGCTCTCTCGCATGACGATCCACAATGAGCTTTTCCAGAGCGGTGCGCTTCCAGGGGGGCACGGCTTGAGCCTGAACAAGGGCCTGTTCAGATTCAAAATCTTCCGCGGTGGGACGGATGGGCTGGCCATTCTCGCCATAGAGAACCGGCGTCCCCGGGGCAGCCGGGCCAAGGGGCGGGGTGGGCGCCGCCTGGGGAACTTCCTGCGGCCCCTGCATCTGGCCATAGACCTCTCCCCGGGCCTGAGCCTCCTCAGTTGCCCCCATGGTGGCTTTATATTCAGCCTGGGAATCGAGATTGGCCTGGTGAATCCTGTCGCCGATGATCTGGATAGAGTTCAGCAGGTTCCTATGCCGTGTATCCGCCAATTCCCCGGCGGCGCGTTGGCGGGCTCTGGCCCCTTCCCAACCACCCCCCAGGCCACCCAAGGCGGCGCCCACCAGGATGCTTTCGACCACTCCTTCCGTGAATTTCTGATCTGGATCGAAGCCCAACCGTGCGGCCGCATTTTCGACGATGCTCTGTGCGCCTTCGGTGAGTCCTTCGGTCACTACGCTGTCAATGACCTTCCGGGCCAGGAGATTGCCAGCCTTACCATCCATCAAAGCCTTGATCATGGCCTCGCCGGTAAGCTCGCCGCCATATTTCCCCATGAAGACACGACTGAGAGAAAAGGCTTCCAGGCCACCAGCCACCACGCCTGTTGCCGCAATGGCCAGGACCTTGTTAGCCCAGGGGATCGGCTTGTCCGGGTTCTTCAACTCAAAATGTCGAACATTCTCTTCGCCCTGACCCGCCTCCATCGCCATGGCCATGCCGTAGCCGCCTATGGTGCCAAGGCGTTCGATCTTCTGAGCGATGGCCGTCGCTTTGGCAATATCACCGGCGGCGTTGGCAGCTTCCAGGGCCTTCCCCATGGTCCCGGCATAGGCAATTGCTTTCGGGGCCCAGGACCCCACGAAGAAGGGCACCATGGACATGGCGCCTTCCGGTAGCTGGGCCGCCCAAAAGCGGGGGTTTTTTATCTGCGCACCGATCTGGTTGACAACCTGACCGGGGCTCTGGATGATCCGATCCAGGTCTATCGGCACCCCGCCCGCCTCCTGAGAAGGTTTCCAGGTGGGAGATTCGGCCAGATTTTCCAGGCCGTAAATCCCCGACTCGGCAACCCGCTTAACCGTCTTACTTCCCAGCACATCGCCGCCGACAATATTGGCGATCTGCAGCGGCAGCTTGGCAACCCCAATGGCGCCCCGCACGACGCTGGCCCCGATCTCCCCGCCAAGGCTTCTTTCAACCTCCACCGACTCATTCATCTTCTTCTGCGCCAGGCGCATTATCCGGGTATGCTCGTCCTCCTGCTCCGGAGAGAGAGGCGGTAATCCGGTAGGTGTAGCAGGTGCAGGTGCAGGTGTGCCAGCCGTGGAAGATTCCGGCAATTTCCAAGGGTCCTCTTCCTGGGTTGCCGGGGGAGCCCCAGGTGCGGGCGCCACCCCCGGGGTTTCCCCTGGCAGCTTTTCCGGCACTGCCGCCGGCAACTGCCACTCATCGGCCATCTGGCGAAGATCAGGCATTGTGGGCTCCTTACCCTTTCCCAGCTACAGCAACTTCATCATAGAGAGACGGTCTCACCGGCTGCCCTGCGGTCAAATTCGGTATTCTCAGGTCCAAACTGGCTTGGGGTTTCGTCGCCTTCGGCATGACCGGAGGGGTCACCAAGGGGGCCGCAGTTGCTTCCGGGGTCTTCTTTTGGGTAGAGGCGAAATCCTTCTCCATTTCTTGCTTTTCGCGTTGCGCAGCAAGTCCATTTAACTTATTCCAAAGGCCAAAACCCCTGTTATCAATCGGACCGCCAGCCTCCTCGATCAACCGATCATTTCTTATTTGAGCCCTTCTTTCTGCTGGCAGGTTGGCATACTCCTGAAGGCTGGTAGGCGCCGGGGCCTGGACTGTCGGGGCCGGTGCGCTCGGATTGGCAGAGACTTTCCCGATTTTGCTGACCCTCTGCTGAAACCAGGCCAGGTTTGCCGGGGTGACGGGTTCGCTGGTGATCCAGCGCACCACATTGGGATCGGCCGCTTTCCCCTGGGCCTGCATATCGGCCTGGTAATTCGCCAGGATGGAACTGCGAGTATTCCCCCGGGTCGCCGGGTTGTTGAAGACATCAATCTGCTTCCCCTGTTCCAGGGCTGGCCGGATTTTCTCCATGAGTTGCTGCACCCCGCCCATGTCCTTAATTTCAGGCAGGAGACTCAGCGCGGCCTTCTGAACATAATCCGGCAGAACCTTTTCCTTGGTCTTCGGGTCTTCAACCCCGTATTCGCTGAGAAGCATTTGGTTCAAATACTGCTGGCCCTGCTGCTGCTGCCTCAGGGCGGTGCCGGCGGCGACCTCCTGAGACTTCCCTTGGGCGGCGATTTCCAAGAGTTTGTTGGTGTGCTTTTGGGCTTCCAGGGTTCCACCCGTCGGGACGAATTCGCCATATTGCTTAACAGCCTCAGGAGTGTTCCCCGCTTCTCGCGCCTGCTCCCGGTTGAAAGCCTGTTGCGCCTGAACCGGCGTGGCGAACTCCGTCAGGTTCGGGCCCCCTGCTTCCGTGGCGTAGGCCTGGCGCATCCCCCGGATAACCCCAACCGGCTCAGGGGCGCCGGCCCCTCCCCGGAAGGAGGTAGGTTCGCCAAGCTCGGCCCCGTTCCTGGCCGCTTCCGCAAACCTTAAGTCGGCCACTCCCTGAAGAGCCTTCCCCCCCGTCGGCGCTACCCCGATGGGAGCCGAAGAGAATCGGCCCAGGGGCATCCCAGGCAACTTGCCAGGATTCAGCGAATCCGCTCTTATCCTGGCCGTTTGCACATCAGCTTCGGCCCTGGTCGCAGCCGCAGCTAAACTGGCCTGGGCTTTCCGTTCTTCTTCCGTAGGCCCAAAGAGCCCACCGGTCAAATCGGTTGTCATGCTCATGACTGACCCCCTATTCGGTTGCCAAGCCTTTGATGCCGTAAAAAATCAACGGCGCTATCATCCAATTCTCGCCGTCGAACTCTTTCATGTCCTCATCCTTCCATTGCTGGCTCTGCTTTTTGCTGGGAACATTCTTCAAAATGGTCACCCGGTCGCCAATCTTGTATTCAGCGAAATCCGTGGGTTTCACGGTGGATTCCTTCTTGACCGTATAACCCCGCCACTCCACGGTATAGATGGGATAGTCCTTGCTTTTGGTGTCGATGGCCTTAATTCTGCATCCCGAATAAAAAATCGTGTCCATCCAGTTCCCGGCAAAAATGACCGGGTTGCTCTCCTGGCCCCCCTGCGGCAGGGTGACCCACTGCCGGTAGGCCAGGCAGAAGAATTCCCCTGGCATGGGGTAATAGTGGTCATGCTTGCTGTTGACCCGGACCCACCAATGCAGCCCCTCAGGCTTCGGCTCTCCCGTGAGGTCGTCAGCCATGCTCAAGGCGTGCGCTTCGTCCAGGTAGAAGAGGTTCAAGAGCATTTTTTCCTTCTCGTAGCCCTCGAAAAAGCTATCCGGGATGGCCGGCAGGGGGTAGCCATAATCCTCATGGGCAACCGTCAGTTCATCCTCACGCGAGCTCCATTCCCCCAGCATCAATATCAATTCCGGGGCCTGCATGGGGAAACCCACCAGGAAGTCGATGAATCCCAGGGGCATCTCCACGTTCTTGAGCTTGGCATCCGCATGCATGAGGTTTTGCTGGTAGCGGGGAAACTCAAAGCGGGCAAAGAAGAGCTTGCGCTTCTCGTTGATTTTGATGGGGTAGATTTTGTAGCGTTCAAACATCTTGTCCAGACTTTCCGGGGCTCGTTCATAAATGTCGGCCATGTCGGTTCTTTCATCGCCCAGGAGCCACCAGGTTTCTTCCAGGGCGCCAGGACCCCAGGGGCGGTTGGGCTGGGTCATCTGCGAGCCCTCATCGTCCTCGTCGTCCTCCTCGCCAAGCTCATAGCCCTCATCAACCCTAGGCTCCAGGCTCAAGATGTCGTCGAGAGAATAGATGTCGTCCATTAGCCCTTGTCCACGTAGAGCTTCATGTCCTGACCAACGAAGTTAATGTTTCTCCGGTTCTGGTACACAGAACACTGGGCACCGTTGGCAAGCGCTTTAGCCCAGGCTGCCAGATCATCGAGGGACATGGTGACCGAGTTCTTATGCTCCATGAGGTCTTCCCGGGCGGTCAGCCGCTCATCAAGAAGCTGCTGCTCCTTGGTGAGCTCTTCTGCCGTCTCACCGGCCTTGAAGGTCAAAAAATCTTCATCGGAGGTCTGCGCCAGTTTTTTGATGTCTTCGGCCGCTTCCTCGACCGCCAGAAGCTGCATAACCTCGTCGTAAATCTCTTGCTCGTTTTGGGTGCGCAGGTTGACGGTCCGGGTCCGAATATCCCATATCCCCAGAAGATCATTGAGTTTGCTTTGCACATACCGGAAACCGGCCTCGATCTCGGCCCGGCTGACATCCAGCCTGATTTCGGAAAGGCGCTTGGTGATGATCTCGGCGTAAATGGCGGCGACATCGGCTTGGAGAGTGGCTTTTTCGGCTACCTGCATAGCCTCTTGCAGTTCGGCCTCAGTTATCTCAAGCTCGGCTTCCTGGGCCTGAATGTCGGCCAGGACCGCCCTGGTGTTGGCCTTGGCGACGTCGAGCTTGGCCCGGGCAACGTCTACCTCGACCTCCATGCGCTTGACATACTCATAATAAATCTCGGCGTTTATCTCTTTAAGCCGGGTCTCTTGCTTCTCGACCGCCAGGATGGACCGGAGCCTTTCGAGCTCGATCTGCTCCCGTTCCACCTCGGCGGCATATTCCCGGGCAGCCATGATGAGAGCCTGAACCCGGGCATCATACAGGCGGGCATTTTGCACATATTCTTCGGCGGCCAGCTTGTAAGCGAGCTTGGCCCGTTCCGTGGCGGCGTCGGCGTCGGCTATCCGCTGCTGGTTTTCCAGCTTACGGTATTCCAGGTCGCTCTCTACCTGCTGCTCATAATTCTTAACGAAGAAGATCTCGTCGGTTGCGGCCATATAGCCCTCAATCATGGGCATCCCAAGGCTGTTTAAGACCTCGGCTTCTTTCCGGAGGGGGGCCAGGGCGTTTAGATAGTCCAGGGGCAGGTGAAAGATGGTGCGGTTACGCGCCCTGGTTCGGTCTTTCAATTCCTGTAAGGCGTTCTGGTCCTGGACAAGCATTTCAACTCCCCTAAGAAATGTTGGCGCTGCCCTTGCTGACCCGCTTGGCGTAAACGGTCCAGGTGCTGCTATGGAGCGTCTGGGTGGCGCTGGCCTCAATGGTTGAAGCGTTATCTACGCCAATTTCCTTGAGGTTCTTCATCCGATTAAGGAATTCCTGTTTGGAAAGCAGCTTCTCATAGCCCATGAGGGCAATGTCGGCGTTGGCTTCCATCTGCCGGCGCTGAAAAGTAGTCGAGAAGTCGATCTCCAAGTCTTCTTTTCTGAGCGCCAGTTGGCGGGCCAGGATTTCCCGCCGCACATCATTGGCGTATTGCTGGAGAATCCGGCGCTGTTGGGTGCGCAAGATTTCCACAATCTTTTCCCATCTGGTATATTGCTCCTGGGCGAGTTGGAAGTCGTTTTCGGCTTCCCGGACCTCATGGTCCGCCTCTTCCTCAGCGTCCTTGAGTTTGATCCTGTCATAACCCAGAAGCTCGATCTGCTCCTTGACCGCCGCCTCTTTGGTGGTGGCTTCGGCCAGGTCTTCCCGGGCTTCGGCCTTCTTCAGGTAGAGAGGAATCATCTCCTTTTTGACGTCGGCCAGGCGCTTTTTGGCTGCCACGACCAACTGCAAGGCCGCGGCCCGGCGCTGTTCCGCATAGAGGGCCAGTTGCTCAGCCGCGATGACGTCATAAAGGCTGCCGATGATGGCGAGCTTCGCTTCTGCTGTAGCAACCTTGGCATTCACCAAGTCCACTTCGGCCTGCAAGGTGAGGTATTCGGCCTGGATTTCCTGCTGTTTGTAAAGATTAACCTCGTGCTCGATGTCGGCCTTGAGCCGGATGATGGCCGCCTGGCGGTTCTCCGTTTCGGCGTTCAGTCGGATGACGTCGCCCCGCCACTTCTCGATATTGGCATCCTGCTCGGCCTGTTCCAGGGCCAGATCGTTCAGGAGTTGGGCCTTGTACCAATCCAGGGCCAGCTTCGCCACTTCGATAGCTACCTTGAGGCTCAGACCTTCAAGCTCGAAGATGATCTGTCGCTGTTCCTGGTAAATCTTGGCGTTGGCTTTTACCAGTTCCCCTTGGGCCTTGAGGGTCATGATCTGCAGGTCATCCAGGGTGACGCCATCCGGGGCTGGGAAACCCCGGGCGGCGCTCTCGGACAGGAGCTTGCGGGCGATCCCCTCCCACTCCCCCATGACTTCATTGACCGCCTGGCCCCACTTGGCGCTTTCATCTCTTTGATGGCTCATTCTTATCCTTTCGCCAGCACAAAGGGCACGATCTCAAGGTGCGAGAGTTCTTCAAAGTCGCCGATGTCGATAACAAATTCCCGGGCCCGCATGTCCCGGCTCACCTTCCAACCGCTTCTGGCCTTGGAGAAGTAGCCCTCCTTGTCTCCGGCCACCACCCGAATTTCGGCGTTGTCGTTGCCCTCACTCAAGTAAATGGACCGGATTCTCTTGGGCCCGGAATCTCCGAAATTGGTATTGCCGATGCGCACGCCCGGGTGAATTACTTCGCCGTCATCATCCAGGCCCTCCAGGAGATAGATACCATCCTGGCCGGCGGCGTAGCCCTTGCCCTGGCTCAGGGCATAGGAGTTGAAGTTAAAGCGGGAATACATGGAGGGCTCTAAGTCCACGCCGCTTAACATCCAGGAATCGCAAACCGCCGGAGCCTCTTCTTCTCCCAGGATCAGGCCACCCTCGCCTTCTTCCTCGATGGTCCGCGGCCGGAGTACCGCCAGGCCGGGCTCCCCGGAGAACCACAGGATAAACGCTTCGGCCTCGATGCTGATCTTACCCGGGCGGGTCACCTTGAGAAGGGTGTCGCCCTCGAACCAGAGGCCCCCAGAGGCCACAATGTCGATCTTGTCTTCGGTGAAGACGCTGGGCCGGGTGACCACCACATCAGGAACCTGGAAGCCGCCAAAGGCTATACCGCCGCTCCCGACAAAGGAATAGGTCTTCGGCGTGGTTACCTTGAGAGCAGGGGTCCCGCCGATTTCCAGGCCGCCCCAGACCGTGAAACTATATTTGCTGGCATCCTTGGGATCGGTAACTTGAACGATAGCCTGGCCGCCGATGCGCAGGCCACCGTCGCCCACATAGGATTTCTTGACCGGCTGCCTGACGACGACAACCGCCTGGCCGCCAAGGTCTATCCCCCCCAGGCCTTCCTCTTGGTAGGTTCCAGCCTTTTTAATGGTGAGGGTTGGTTCCCCCTGAAAGACGATGCCGCCCTCGGCGGTCTGCTTGAGCTCGGCATAGAGGGAATGGCTGGCGGCCGTCGGGTCAATCTCCAATTCCAGGCCGGTATCTGGGACATAGAAAGGCGGGGTATCGCTAAGCCAGGTGACGTCAACGAAACCGTAGCCGGAGGCCTTGTCCCAACCAATTATGGGCAGTCGGGAGGCGGCTTGCGGTAGAAAGGCAATTTCGATAATCGCCTCGGTTTTGAAGACTGTGCAGGAGGTTAAGGTGCCTGAAGGATTGAGATTTACCGTTACCCTTGCGTCAGCCGCATGAATATTAAAGGTGTCAGGCGCAGGGGTGAGGCTTACCGTGACCTCGGCGTCGGCTATAGAGCTGCCCGCGGGTTGGAATATCGTGCTGGTTTTCGAGACATCCAGGCTTACCGTGATCTCGGCGTCTTTGGTAAATTCCGGGCTCCCGGTCGTGCCGGACGGGTTGATCGCCACCGTGACCGGTGCCTCGATGGTGAACTGCCCCGGCGGGGTGAGCACATACTCGACCTGAGCGCTTAGCTGGGAAACCGTTTCCCTCGAAACCGTGACATACTCGACTTGGGCGATGACGTGTGAAACGCTTTGGCTGTCTGTAAATTGGATGGTCTGACTGAACTCAATCCAGGAACAGTAATCGTTGATGTCGGTTTCGTCTTCCGGCAGGTCGGGCAGGGCGGCGCTGTCCCGATACCGGAGCGAAAAGCCCTTGGAGGTGGCGGTGGCATTAAAGGCCCGAACCCCCCCCTCAATGACCAGATAATCGCCGTCCTGGCAGGTCACCGGGTTGAGGGCGGTGCTCGGCGGGAAGTTCCGGTTGGTCAGGGTGCCGGTGACGAACTCCGAAGTCAGGCTGGCCGGGAATTGGGAGAGCAGGGTGCCCCGCACCGTGCCGCCGTCAGCGGACACCACCTTGATGACCATCGCCCGGCAGCACATGTCGGCATCGTCGGCATTCTGGGAGCAAAGCATCTGCCCCTTGACCGTGCCTCCGATGGTCTGGGCCTTGAGGGGTTTGGAGATTACCTGACGGTTGAGAATGTCGTAAGGCGATGAAGCGCCGATTTCGGCATCAGAGGAAGTGGCCGCAATGGTGGTGTTTTTGCCCTGGGACAGGAGCCGCCGCACCGCATTGGTGGTCTTGTCCCATTCCACCCCATAGGCAGGGGTAATGGCTGGTGCAGCAGTTGCTGTGAAATAAAAGCGAGTAGGCATGAGACTCCTTTAGGTCGTCACAGCCTTGTAGCCGAACTCCGCACTATTCACCCCGCCCGGCGTCCAGGGGGCCGCGGTGGCGGGGTCCTGCTCCCAAATCTGAGAGTGCTGCTTGAAAGCCGTCGTCAGGTCTTTGCTGGCGCCAAAGTAATTGGCCCCGCCCTGGCGCACCCCAAGCTGGAGCTTCTGCGCCGTGGGATTGCCCTCGAATTTGGCCCGGGACTGGACTTGGACGCACTTGACCGATTCTATGGAGCCGGTCAGGTCGCCAAAGGTAAACAGGTCTATCTCTTCGGCGGCCCCGGTGGAGTTGAAATCCGTATCGGAAGGCGGGACCTCTTTCACGCAGTCCCAATTCGCCCCCGCCGAAGGGTCCCATTGGGCCGAACTACCGGCTGCTGAGGGCTTGATGGCCTGGATTCTGGTGTCGCCGATCCAGGCGGCGTCATCGACGATGATGTTGTCGTAGTACCCCAAACCAAAACTGAAGCTGTCGGTGCCCACAGCAATCCGGTCAACGGTGGCCCCCCCGGGAGTGGTGTCGCCGGAAAAGTCTATATCGAGAACGCCGTCAACCTTGACTTGAAAGATGCCCCCAGAATCAGCCGGCTTGTAATGAACCTCCACGAGATACCAGGTGTTGACGTTGATGGTGACCGTGCCTGTGGCAAGAATAGTGGCATCGTCACGCTTTGCCTGAAGCTGCCCGCCCAGAGCCGAAAGCCAAAGGTAGCCAAGCGCAGTGGTGCCGCTGTAGAACCTGAAAACCCTCGCAGAGTTTTTCGGATATATCTTCAGGGCCACATACAACTCGCTCCTGCTGGGGAGGTTTTTATACACCCCTGTCTGGTTACTTGCGTCGCACCTAAGACAATAATTACCGTCCCGTCCGCTCAGGACGCTATCAACAGAGACGTTGGCAGGGTTGAGAATGGAGTCCCATAAGTCCAGGTTCCCATGTTCAAAACCGTCGATGAATAGTCGGGCCATGGCCCCTCCCTCCTTAGGCGGCGGTTATCTTAGGCGTCACCTTCACCGCCCCGCCATCCGGGACGTTATAAGGACCGTCCGCAAAGTTCCCCACCGCATAGACCTTGCCCACGGTGCCCGAGGCCGCGTTGCAGATAAACCAGCCATAGACGTTCCCCCAGGCGGCGCCAGAGCAGGAAAAGGTTTTCTGAACATGGCTGGCAAGATCAGCCACCACCGACCAATCGGCATCCGGAAGCTGAAGCCGGGCGTAGCCGCCTCCGGCGGGCTCCGTCAGAGCCGTGAGGGCGACGTCTTCTGACGGCTCCACGGTGGGGGCGCAATAGAGACCCAAGTAAAAGGCGGGCCGACTTGTTCCCTTGAAGAAGACGTTGAGAATTTCGTTTTCCCCGTCGTTGCACCAATTCGGCATGTCCATTCTCCTTACTTCACCGTGATTTTCGGCGTAATCTTGATGCCCTTGCCGTCAGCGATAGCGAGGGCGTTGGTAAAATGCTCGGACGCCACCAGCAGGCCGCTATTGTCAGCGGTGGTGGTGATGAAATAGCCGGTTATATCGCCCCAGGGCCCGCCCGCAGCCAGAAAGGTTTGCTGGGCGAAGGTCGCCACATCATCAGTGATGGCCCAGGACCCCCGGGGTAATTGTTTGCGGGCATAGCCATAACCGCTGGGCTCGGTGATGCTGGCAAGTTCGTCGCCTTCCTCAAGCTCGACGGCGTTTTTGTAGAGGCCCATATAAAGGTAGGTGGAAACGGACACGCTGCCGAGCAGGATGCCCAGCACCCAATTCTCCCCCCGGTCATGCCATTTGGCCGACATGCTTCCCCCTATAGGTCACGGGCATACTCCCGTAACCATTGTCTGAGGTCGGTGTTCAGGGCTGCCGGATACCAGCACTTCATGAGCCCCACACAAGCGGCCACGTGCGGACAAGCCGCACTCGTGCCGGAAGCGCACATATAAAGGCCGCCAGAGTTGGTCACCTGGTAATCCGAATAGGTGTTGCCGGCCCAAGGCCCCACGATTGCCACGCCCGGGCCAGCAACTTCAATCTCTGCCCCCTGGTTGGAAAAGCTGGCGATGTTCTCGTCATAGTCCGCCGCTGCTACGGCAATAACGCTCTGATATTTACCCGGATAACTCACCGCATCTGCTTGACTCTCGTTACCCGACGCTGCCACTACCACAACCCCGGCATACCAGGCCGCATCACAGGCCGCCTGGAGCGCCGTGGTGCCCTGGCTGGCACCCAGGCTCATGGAAATGACGTCAACCCCGATGGACCTGGCCCAATCAATACCGGCGGCGATATTGCCGTAGCTCCCGGAGCCCTTGGCGTCCAGGACCTTTCCTATATAGAGGTCGATGCCCGGGGCAATGCCCCGGTAGGTGCCAGGCAACCCGGTGTGCTGGTGGCAGATGATGCCGGCGCAATAGGTGCCATGGTCATGGTCATCAGCCGGATTGGCGCTTGAAGCCACGAAGTTCCAGCCGCCCTTGTAAGGCGTCTCCCCGTTTTTCCAGAAGGCGGGATGTGATTGCTTAATGCCGGTGTCGAGAATGGCGAGCTTAGTATTTTTCCCATAAATGCCTCTCGCCCAGGCATTGTCGGGAAAACAGCGGCTTACGCCCCAATCGGTGTTGACCGCATTCGGGACGTATTGGGGTATTTCTTTCGACATGATGCGGGCGATAGGCTCAACCTCGACCGACATCACTTCGTCCCGGGCCCGGAGCCGTTCGATTTCGGCCTCGGGAATGTCGGTGACGAACATCCGGTTATCAAATCCGAAGGTCCACTTATTGATGCCGCCGTGGTCCTGGGCCAGCCGGTGATTCAACTGCATAATCTCAGCGGGCAGGCCGGTAACGACCTGGGAGTGCCGCAGCCGCACGGTAACCGTCTGTTTCGGCGTTTCTACGTCACCGAACCCCCGGTCGCACTTGTAAGTGCTCACCAGTTCCCGGGCGATGTTCCTGAGTTCCTGGCGCACATCCTTGCCGGCAGAGGTATGCTTTCCCTTCTTGAGGGCCAGGACCCCCCGGCCAATGCCCCGGTAGATGTGCGGCTTGTGCTCTCGGGCAGTCCGCATCATCTGGTTCCAGGCCTTGACGTTGAAGCTCCTGGCAACAACTTCATAGAGCTCCTGGTCCGTTTCCCGGAAGACCCGCAGGGCATCGGTAAAGCCTAATGGGTCGGTGGATTTGGGCTCAATCATAGCTTCCAGTCCTGGGCATAGATTTCGGTGTAAATCCAACGGGGCGGTTCAGGGCTATACCCTCCGAAGAGGTCCCACAATGCTTTCTGAATTTTGGTTTGCTGGTAGAACCCCGGGTAAAAGGTTTCCTGCGGTATAGGGCTCCATGCGAAAAGACCGCTGCCTGTCGTTGCAGCGATTTGGGCTTCCTTCTCCTTGCCGAAGGCTATGGTCCGCTCTCTGAGGTCTTTGTCATAAGGGGCAGCGCAGACATACATCTGCATGGTTGCAGGTCCTGGCATACCGACGGCATAAACCATGAAAATGAGCATGACCGGCCCGAGATCAATGAGCCAATCGCCGATGTAGTAAACGATGGTGCCGAACTGGAGTTCCCGGTGCCCGCAGAGCACAAGGGCCTTCTTGGTGCAATTCAGGTCTTTGCCCGCCGGGTCATGGCAGGGCACATTCCTGCCGCACACGACATCCTGCTCGACGAACCGCCAATACAGGGTGGATTCGGCCCCGGGCTGGGTGGAAAAGATGCTGGGGTTAAAGGAATAGGTCCGGACCACCATCTTGACGTAGTTCAGGCAGCGCCGGGGGATGCTGTCCCCATGGCCGATGACGAACTTCGGCACGTTGGCTTTCACCATAACCTTGACGTCCATGTCCTGCCCAAAGGCCAGGGCTCCATACTTCAAGGATTCATTGACAGGGTTCAACACGCCGGAATCCTTGATGTAGTAGGACTCTTTGCAATGGTAGAAAATGGGCACCTTGTCATAGAGTTGCCCGCCCCAATCGACCTTCATGGTGTCATCCAGGGTGAGGGGGTCGGTCTTCTCCAGACCGAAACCCTTGATCTTGCACTTCTCGTAGACGACCTCATTCACTTCCCCGAAGTTCTCGTGGTCGATACGGAAGTTGCGATCAGCGAATTTGCGAACCTTCACCCTCACCCCCCGGTTACGCCGAAGCGGAAGAAGCAGAGATCTTCGGCGTGTATTCGATGGTCAGTCCCACGGTGTCGATGGCATAGCCCGAGCTAAAAGCATCAATGAAGATGATCTTCTTGTGGGCATCCCCGGCATTCTCGACGCCGGTGTTGGCGGTCGCCATTTGCACCGCAGACACACTTAAGGCCTCGTCGTTCACGAAGGTTCCCGATTTGGTCTTGAGGAAGAGGTAACCTGCAGCGTCGCCGCCGGCCCAGGAGCCCGAGATAAGCTGAACGCCGGTCACTACGCCCTGGCCGCCCCCGGCCCCGGTCACCGTATCGCCAACCTTGATCGGCCCGGCAGCCAGACCATGGTCAAAGGGCAGAACCCAGACATAGCCGAAGGCGCCGTAAATAGTGTTGCCGTCGGCGATGTCGGCTGCGTTCATAATCCAGGATTGCGCCGCATCGCTGTATTGCCCCTCGGCCTTCCCCTGAGAATTGAGGGACAGATACCACTTGTCGGCGGTCAGGGCGCTCTCGACGATCTCGTTTTTCAGGGTCTTGGGTACATAGGCCCGCCCCCCGCCCGTGGGAAGTTCAACCAGGGTGTTCATGACGGTATTGCCGTCGGGCACCACCTGGTTCTTATACAAGCCCAACTGAATTTCCATGGTGGCCAGTAACTGCCGGAGCATCGCCATTTCGCCGACATTCGGGACGTAGAGCACGTTATTCCCCTCCAAAAATGATTCCCCCAGAGCCGATGACTCTGACGGGTTCCGGCACATAAAGCCGGTTGTTGGTAAATATGAACTCCAGGTCGCTATCCTTCTGCTGGGAAGCTCCCCAGAGAGCGAATAAGAGTTGGGGCATTCCGTCCCTGCTCAAAGAGAGGGCGGCCCCGCTCTGCCGGGAGACTACTTTCAAACGGGCCTCGGTGTAGTGGACCAAGTGCCCGTTGTGGGTTCCCACCACCACCCCCCTGGGCCCCATCCACACCGGAGAAGGAAGCTGGGAGAGCTTGCGGCTGATCTCATAACCGCCGCTCTCAACCTGGTGGTAGGTCAGGGTGCCAGGCACAGCCCCGTCGCCGATATGGTCCACGCTCATCTTGCCGGGATCATGGCCGGCCAGAATCCAGGTGGATTTGAGGCTGCTGACAAAAAGGCCGTTCGCTACCGGGGCTATCATCACCAGGTCTTCGAGAAAGGGCAGCCGCCTCCGGAAGACTTCATAGGAATGGGGCTCCGAGTAATAGACGTACTTACCCAGGCAGCCCCACATGCGGCCGAATTTGAAGCAGAAGTGGGTAAATCGGGGTGCCGGTTCGGCCCCAAAGGTATCCAAGGGGATAGTCAGGGGAGCCTCGCCGGTGATAACGCCGCCGCCGGAAACTTCGGCCTTGAAGAGCTTCCCGCCGTTCGGGTGAGTAATCCAGACCTCATAATCTGAGGCCAGGTTGTTCAACCGGATTCCTTGGGCCATGCCCTCGATGATGACTTGCAAAACCGGGCCGTTGCCTCCCCTCACACCGTTCAAAATCTTCGTAAAGGCCAAAAGATAGATACCCGGAGGGATATTACCCGCCGTCATGGAAACGCTCGGCGGGGGGGGGTTGGGAACGCCCCACGCGGAGGTTTTTAGGCTTTCAATGTCAAGAACCTGGTTCCAGTAAGGGTTGGACATGAAGACCTTGCCGTCCACCTCTTCATAGGTGACCCGGGCTCTGGGGCCGTCCACGCCGCACAACTCCTGAGCACTCTGCTCCGTAACGAGGTGGAGTGCTACAGGGTGCTCCTCCCCATTCGCCACACACAGCATGATGGAGCCCGCCCAGAGAGAATGCGGGTCCACCAAATCCAGGACCTTCCGGTAACCCCGGCGTTTGAGGATCGCCCCCTTGTCGGTCAGGTCCGCATTGACCACATATTGCGGCGTCAGGCGGCGCTCCTTGTCCACCCACTCAGAAGGGGGACTCGGTAGGTTGTTCATGCCTCTGAAACCGTTGACGGTAAGTTCTCGCATCCTAATACCCACCGCTGAACAATGGGTCCCGGCCCCCATGTCGGCGGATACCCCGTTGTTTGGCCAGATAGTTGATGAGGCCAATTTCCCCTGTGCCCCCGGACCCATAGAGTCCGGCGCGCTGCCGTTGCAGCCAGTAACCCAGGCTGCTATAGGGCGCCTCTTTCACCATGTCCTGCAAGAGTTCGAAGTTCTTGACGATGATGCGGGGCAGGATGACGTCGCTATGGAATTGCGGGGGGCAGAAATCGGGAACGTCGCTGTCCTTTTCCAGGCGAGCCGGGGCCTCGTAGAACCACACTTTGATGGTCTCAGTCGCCTTGGGAAAGTAACCGAAGTATTTCTTGCCGCCGTGCTCAAAGGCGCAGATGTGCGTTATATTGGTTCCGGTCTGGCCATGGTCCCAATCCTTGTAGTCAAGCTGCTCCAGCCGATCCAGAACCTTTACCTGGGAACCCGCCGAGTTGTAGCAGCGGAGGAGCTTCTTCATAAATGATTCGGGGGCCTCACGATACCAGGCCGTATTGACCACCGAAAAAGGGAAGGGGTCGAGACTTCTGAGGGCGGGGAAGTCGAATTCCTGGGCCAAAGAGGCAATGGAATCGTTAATCCAGGTATTGTAATAGCCTTCAAGAGAAGCGTCCTGGACTATGAGCTTGAGTTCATCCCGCAACTCAGATAAATTCATTCTCTACCGCCTCCCATCACCTGTTGAGAGTAGCCCTCAAAAACGAATAGGGTTGGTCCAATGTGGTAAGGAGGGCTCCTTATCACTCTCGTTTCTTCCAGTTTCCAGCCTGACTTTGATCAAATCCGCACCTGGGACAATATTGCTGCGGTTCCTGGTAGATGGCCGGGTCAGGCCGATAGACCAACCGGCATTTAGGGTTCCCACAGATCACCAGGTATTCGGTTTCATCGGCCATTTTTTATACCGTGATGGAGACCGCCTCTTTATCTGAAGGCGGCGCCGGGGTTTTGGCTGTCACCGCCTGGGGCGGCTTCTTCGGGCCGGCCAGTTTCCTGGCCTTCATGCCTTTGGCCACCGAACCGGCTTCCTTCTGAGCCAAGTTCTCCGCTCTGCGCTTCTCTTCCAGCTTCTTGCTGAGAGCCATCAGCGCCGCATCTAGAACCGGGCCGGGCTTGAGGGCCTGGACCAGATCGGAAGGACTCTCCACGGGAGTCCCATCCTCAAAGATCGGGGCCCCGTCGGCGTCGAACATGACGCGCTTGAAGACCTGCTCCTTCCCGTCGTGGCGATGGTCGAACCAATCCAGGGCCTTTTCCAGGTCTTCCCCGGTGAGGACGGCCCGGAGTTCAGACTTGGAGTTGACCGGCAGGCCGGTGATGTGGACATAGGCGCCATTGGTCAGGCGTGCCAAGTGGTGAGGGCCTTCCACCCAACTGCACTCGACCTCGATCTCGCCATAGGATTTGGTGAAAAGTTTCTGACCCATAAATTACTCCCCGTAAGCCAGGACCGTCAGAGTGGTCTCTGCCGGGGCGACGGTGTTGGGCACTTCGATCATGGGCCCGTCGTTTGCATTGTTATAGTCGAAGTAATTCATGACCAGTTTGTGGTGGGCCTTGTCGAAGTCGTAATCGTATTTGGCCCCGCCTTTGGAGACGACCTGCAAGGCAGAAAGGGCCTTATGCAGGCCGAATTTGCCAATAACAGGCAGGGGAATCCCATCCGCAGGATAGGTTTTCACCCCATCGCCAAACTTGATGGTGCAAAGATTCAGCTTCCCGAAGGAAGTGAAATCCTTGGCCAAGACGGTCACAGTCACATCGTCAGCAGTTAAGGCTCCCATTCCTTTCTCCTCAATAACCCGGGGGCGCAAGGCCCCCGGGAGTCAGGCGCCACCCTTAGGTGACGGCGTTTTCGTCGCTCAGGTTGTGCATCTCGGACTGATTGGCACAGACCTCCGCTTTGGGGTGGCCGCAGAAGTAAGGCTGAAAGTCGCCAGCGATCCCGGCGCCACCTGCCCCCTGCGTGGTGATCTCGATGACCACCTGCTCCCCGGCGTTGATTTCGGCCCGGCCCATCTTACGGGTGGCCACGGGGGGGTTGGGCACATCGACATAGTAAACACCGTTCACTTCGGCCGCGTCCTTCAGGGGGATACTGGCCAGGGCCACCTTGCCAACGCCACCCGCCACCGGGTAGCGGTAGATGGTCAGGACGCCTTCCGCCGTCTGCGTGTCGTAGTTGAACGCCACGGTAGGACGGTAACCAAAGCGAGTCACCACAAAGGGCTCGTTCATGGTTTTGGTGAGGATGGCAGCCTTGGCCGCTTCCAGGGCGAGGGCCGCAGCCAGAGAAGCATCCCCAACGCAGGCGTCAATAACCTTCTTTGCGTAGGAACCATACATATTCATGTCCTCCTTTCCTGAGTCAGTTGTGGCAGATTTTGCAACAACTGCTTACAGGGAGTCGATCCGGATGATTTTGGCTTTGCCGTCGTCGGCCACATCCCACACCGAGCCGAACCCGAGAATTCCATACCAGGCCGCAGCCTGGGTGCGGCCGAAGTCGCTCTGGTAGTTCGGGTCCAGACGAAGATGCGGGGTTTCAGCCTCAAGGCGGGCCACGGCCTCGTCACCGAAGACCACGGCCTCGCCAAGCTGCGTCGAGGTGCCGGCGGTGTTGGAGAGGGCCAGGGCCCGGTTGATTTCGACCCAGCGGATGCGCTCGGTCTGTCCCATTTCGCCCCGGAAGACGAAATCGCCCTTCTGCAGGTACTGGTGCCATTGCTGCCAATAGCGATCCTGCCGCAGAGAGCGGAGATTCCGGTTGCAGGACATACCCACGAAGTTATCCCCCTCGTAGGGAGTGCAGTGGATCGTGTCCCGCAGATAGTCGGCGATCAGGGTGCAGTGGTCAAAAGTCAGGCCGACGGCTGCCACATTCAAGGGCAACCCCGCGGTCCCGAACTGACCCCCGGTGATGCTGGTGGGAGTGAACACCAGCTTGACGGCGGCGGGGTCCATAAAGGCCGTCGCCGCCTCGGTGTCCAGGGCCTCCTCCATTTGGGTCTTGAGGGCCTTCTGGAGGGAGTTGCTGGGCTTGAACTCTGCCAGCATTTCCATGAGATGGGTGTATTCCACCCCCTCACCGAACTCGACCACCTTGATGGCCCGGTTGCCCCAGGACAGCTTGCGGATGGGGATGCGGGTATCTTCCTCAAGGCGGGAAGAAGCGGAGTTCGGCAGCCGGTTGATGTGCATGATGTTGACCATTTCCCCGGCGTTTTTCTTGAAGCCGATGCCATGGTCATGCGTGAAGGGCAGAATCTTGCACAGGCCAGCCGAAGCCTCCAGGAGCTTCTTGCTCAACTGGTGGTTTTTATAGATTCCGAGTTCGGCGTCGAATGTCCAGTTATGAGCTTGCATTGCTCGACCTCCTTAAATTATTCGTGCGTGCATCTGATCGTTTAAGATGCCGCCAAGGGTGTATCCCTTGTCTTCCTTGGGTTTCGTGGCGGGAGGCGGGCTCCCCCCCCTTTCCAGAGGGGCGTTGTTCAGACGGGCTTTTTCAGCCAGGGCCTTCTCCTCCTCGGTCATTCCCGGTTTTGTCCCTAACTTCTTTCTGACTTCCTCTGTGGTCCATTTCACCTGCTCCTCGAAAGGAGCTTCCGGGGCTTCTTTAGCCAGGACCCAAAAGAGGATGTTGGCAGCCGTTCCCGGGGCCATATCCAAGCCTTGGGCGGTAGCAAGTGTCTCGGCTTGCTGGCGGATAGTGGCCTCTTCTTTGGGCTTATCCCGCTCTGCGAGCCGTTCTTCGATCTTCCCCCACACCTTCTCGATCAAGTCAACTTCGGGCATGGGGGCGGCGCTGCTACCGCCAAAACCGGCCTTTAACCAGGCCCGGGCGACCTTTTTCTTGTAGTCCGGGTCGAATTCGTCCAGATTGCCGATTTCTTCCAGAGCCGTTTCGATTCGGGCTTCTTTCTCAGCCTCGAATTCCTCAGGGGTTTTCTCCGGGGGCTTCTCCGGGGCCTTCTCATTCCCGGCAAGCTGGGTCTTGAGGGCTTCGTTCTCCTCGCGTAGCCGGGCCGCTTCCGTGGCCTTCTCGGTAGCGAACCTTTGATGCTCGGCAGCGCCAGCCTCAGCCTCTTCCCAGCTTTTGTATTTCCGCTCCGGGGACTTATCCTCTGTGGATTTGTCCTCGGGCTTCTCTTCCGGCTTCTCCTCGGGCTTCTCCTCCTCGAAGGTTTCCCCTGCCGGATGGCCGGAAAGAACCGGGTGAGGCGCTTCCCCCATGATGCTCGACAGGGAACCTTCATCTTCGACTCCCTTCAACCGCATCTCTTCTTCTGGCGTCTGGACTTTCTTCTCGTCGGACATGAAGTTTTTTCTCCCCTCGCGTCGGGAATCCGGTTAAGGGCCGGCGCGTGCTCTTTTATCTCAGCCGGAATCCCCATCCCCGGGGGCGGCTTCTTCCTGTTCAAAGGGGGCAAAAGCCCCGATTTGTGGCCCTAAGACCCTCATGGCCTCTTTCTCTGCCATAAGAGGGGCAACCTCTAAGTCGTTGCGCCAGGCCATGATGATCTTTGCCAAGGTGAGGCACACCGGATCATTACCGGCCAGAACGACCAGGCGGGCTTGATATTGCTGAAAAACGGCCCGGGCCAAAGAGCTTCCTTGAAGCTCGGCGGCCAGGGCGTAGGATTCATGCAAGCTGTCGTGAAACTTGTGGGCAGCCTTGGCTTTGCTCTCCGGCGAAGGCCCGTCAAAGGGCAATCCGGTTGCTATCGACACATCGGCGCCGGTTGGCAGGGTCATTGGGTAGCTCCTTCACCAGGCTTTTTGCCAGGCTGACCGCCAGGTTGTTCCCCAGGGTGCGCCCCCTCACCCGGGGCCAATTCGGTGACGGCCTTGGCCTTGGCCAGGAATCCCTTGCCTTCATGTTCCATGGCCTTGGCCTCATTCATGAGAGCCTTTGCCCTTTCCGCTTCGGCCTTAGCCTGAGTCAAGGCAGCTTCGGCAGCCCCAAGAGCTTTCTGAGTCTCGATACTGGCCTCTTGCTGGGCCTGTTGCGCCTCATCAACCTTCTGCGCCATGGCCGGATCAACCCAAAGGCCCTCATCCCTGAGATTCAGCCGCTTCTCGACGGATTGGCAAAGGGCATAAGGTTTACCGTAAGGCTGGAAGAGGGGGTCCTGGAACATCGGCAGAACAATGTCCCGGATGTTATGGATGATTTCCAGGTCACGCATGAGCGCCGAAATCCCGGAAACCCGGAAAGTTCCTGTGGTCAGGGTGGGTAACTTTATGCCGGTAGGATTGTCGGCATCCACCGGAACCTGATATTTCGTGGCCACTTCTTCGCCCATGATGGCCGCGAGCTCTTCAAAAGTTATGTTGATGGCAATCGTCTCGGCGCCGGCCAGGATCGAATTTAAGGCCCCATCCTCAAGGTTTTTCCCGATGAGCCCGAAGACGGTCATGCTCTGTTCCAGGTTCTGGGAGGCCTCCCAAGCGGTCACTTCGGCCCGGTAACCGGGGAGCCCCTGGGCCGTGTAGTTAAGCATCATGCCTTCCTGCATCCGCTGATCAATGAAGTTGGCATGGGCCAGGAATTCGCTGGTGTTCGACTTGCGCTCCACCATGCGGACGGCCTGTTGCCCGCTCGTCGTTCCTCTGGTGAGCCATTGTTTCCCCGGGAAGTCGTCAATATCCGTGGGGTCCACCAAGGTGGAAATGTCGATTTCAGACGGCGGGTTGACGATCCAGTTCAGGTTGTCGGCCTGAAGGCACATGAGGGAGTTGAGGAAATACCAGAGGCTTTTAACGCCCTTCACCAGACCCCGGCCATCAAACCGGAGCAGGTGCGGGAAAGGGGAGAAGCCCATGCCCGGCCACCGTAAGGTGGGGTAAGGGCTCCTCTGCGGCAGCTTGATTACCCTGCCGGCCGCGGTGGTGTAAGTGGCGTTGGGGAGAAGAAGTTCGCCGTTCCGATCCAGAACGGTCCCGTAAAACTCTGAGGTCAGGACCATGGAACGAAATCTTGACCGGCCCCAAACCTGGTTCTTGCGCCGGGCGATTTCTTCTTTGGTCAGGCTCGGGTCCTTGGGGTTTCCTTCCTGTGGTGCGCCGCCAGGCCCCCAGGTGCCGATATTGATGTAACGGCCCTTCTTGGCGTAGTCCTTCAAGAGCCAGTAATCGAGATACTCCTGGTGAACCCAATAGAGGCCCGATTGCGGCTGCCGACTCAGGGCGTCGGGGTCCCGGTGGATCTTCCAGGGCTCCACCAGGACATAGCGTAGACCTTTCCCCGGGCGCCACACGGGGATCATTTCCATGCTCTGCCCGATGGCAAAGCCCATCCCCACGGCGTCGGTGAAATTGATCGGGAAGTTGGCGTAATTCCGGCTCAGTTGGTAACCCAGGAGCTTTTGCCAGAATTGCGCCGTCTCGTCGTCTCTCTCATTCTCGACGCTAAGAAATTGGGTATCGAAAGCCTTCCGGACAATGGCCATGGAGAATTGCACGGAGCCGAAAGGTTTAGGAACCACGACCTTTGATTGCCAGGCTTCCTTACGGGCGTAATTGGGGGGTTGCTCCTCGTTGAAAACATCCCAGCACTCTTGCTGATCAAGGCGAATCTGCTGCATGGCCCTGACCGCGGTGTCCACGCAATCCTCGACAAAAGAGACGAAATGAGGTTCATCCTCTCCGGCGTAGGCCCTGGCAGCCTCTTCCCGTTCGGCCAACTCCTTCTCGTCCATCGGCGCGTCTGCGGCCGGGGGAACCGTCTCCTGACGGTTGATCTCCTGGACGCGCCGCATGACCTCAGGGGTGGGATTTTCCAACTTCTGCAGGATAGGCATCAGTCTTCCTGAAAGGGGTTGATCCAAATCATGATGAAGGCCATGGCAAACTCCTAAAAGGGCCGCTTGTGCAACGTCCCGGTCTTGGTGATCTTCACCGGCATGGGCTTTTTGACCTTCTGAGGCAAACCCGCTTCCGGCTTTTGCATCTGTGCGGATGGCGTGCCCGGAATCGGACCTTTGCTTTTTGCTGGCATGATTTCCCCCTTACTGGTTCCAGTTGATCCGGTCATAGCCGTCCCTGTAGGCTCGGGAGGTATGGCGACAATGGAGGTCGCCGGTAGGATAAGGGGGTTCCCCATTCCACCCCTTCTGCGGCCTACACTCCTCGCCATTCATCACATTCCTGAAGCCTTCGGTGCCTACCATCTGGCCGTCTTTCTTGCCGGTGAAGAACTTCACCGGCCACCAGCCGTTGAAACCGGAGGTATCCATCAATAAACCCTCGCTCCTGCCGCATAATTCGCTGCCCTGTTCCGGCTGCGCCGGGCTGCTTCCTTGAAATTGCGACTGCTGAATTTGGGAAGAACTGTCGGTAACAGGGTGCAGACCGCATTGCACCAGGCGTCACAGGGATGAGAGATTTCATCTTTTTCCGGGACCGTGCTGATGATGTTCCCGGAATTGTCGGTCTTGTAATGCCAGGCCCCGGCCAGCCCCTTATCGAGAACCCGGTTGTCGGCAGAGAGGTAAACCAGAGGTTCCCCCCGGTAATCGCTGCCTCTCAAGGCGTTGGCGATCCCCAGCTTCATCGTTTCCCACTTGGTAGGCCCGGGCTCGAACATGGAGTCAGGGAAATACTCTTCCACCACCTTGGCGGCGCTCTTCTGCCTGTTGCTCTGATCCGGGTTCTTCATGGTGCAATCGCCCCCTACGCGCCAGACCCGGGCCCTGTCCTTCCACTTGGGGCTGTGAATGAGGGGGAACACCATCGTCTCGATGAGGGTGCGAATGTCAGAACCCATGAGCTTTACCGTGTCGATGAAGATGAGACGGTTGGCCATGGTGATCTGGCCCAGGACGCAGGAGGGGTTGTGCCAGGAATCGAAGAAGGCAAAGGAAGTCAGGCCCCGGGCCGGCACCAGCTTGTAGGGCGACAGGTGGCGCCCCCGGTTGTATTGCGGGGTGACCCCTTTGCCCCGGAAGACCGCCGCAAACTTGCCCTCGACGTAACGGGCGTAGGAGGCCGGATCGTCCTTGTAGGCGAGTTTGACGGCCTGGCGGGAGACCTCAGAAACGTGTTTATTCTCACCGTAGGGAACGAAAAAAACCCTCTTGGTGACCAGAGGGAAGTCGGGGAGAACATCCGGGGCTTCGATGAGTTCCCGGAAGGTCCAATGGTCCTCGTCCGCCGGATTCATGGAGATTTGCAGCCGGGGAACGGTCCCTTTCTGGCGGGCGCAGCGCACCAGGGCGGCCCGGAAAACCTCCACCGGCAGCCCGGCGTTCACCTTGTCGGCCATGGGCGCCGGTTCCTCCAACCAGATCAGGGCATATTCCGGGCCCTGAAGTTTGGAGAGGCTGCCCAGGTCGTCGATCCCGAACAGGTCACACTTGATGGGATAAGGACCCCGGATATAACACTGTTTGAAGTCGTTCTTGAACCTGATCAGGTGAGGAAAGTTCTCAAAGGCTTCCTGAATGGAGACGGCGGTAGAATTCTTAATGTTTTCGTGGGTATCTCGGACAATGGCGCACCGTATTGGTCGTTTACACCTTTCCGCATGGCGCACGATGGCAGCTACAGACGCATAGGTTTTACCCTCGCCAGTATTGGAGATGATGGCATTGACAACTGCGCTTGATTCAACATAAGCGGATGCCGTTCTCGACAACTGGAATTTGAGTTCAGAAACATTAGCCATGTTATCTTTCGGCTACCCAATAATTAAAAGAACGTCAAGAAACTTATTTTCTTGACAAATCGAGTTGCTTTAAAGAATATCTGCTTAACTTTAAGATTAAGGGGGGTATTTTAAAGGTGAAAATAACTGAGGGAGAGGGTGGTGACTTTAAAGATAGGTTCGGTAACGATAGGAAGGTTATCGAGATCAGCGGGTCACATTACATTAATATTCCTAAGACTTTTGTGGAAAAACACGGGATAAGAACAGGTGATATTCTAACGGTGGTGGTGGGGGAAGTTATGAAGGTAGTAGTGCCCGGATAAACGATAATACTGTTGCTATTATTTAACTTTATTATCGGGAGAGGCCATTTTTGATAATAAAACCGGGTAATGCCTGATCGCCCGATCTATCTGAACAGCTTTCCAGAATTTACCCTCTCCCGCCTTGATTGCCTGGTAAGCCTTTCCTTGGCAGCCAACAAAGGGCCTTACCAGGTCCAAGAATTCTTTCCGGCCTGGCGCCGTGCCGGTTGAGGTGATGAAGTCGCTCAGGGCCCCGTGAATCTCCTTGAGGGGGAATTGGTCGACGCTCCTCACAGGCTCCAAAAGGCCCCATTCAGGATATTCCAGGTTGAAGAGTTTCCCCCCCTCCCCGAAGTGACTCACCAGGAAAGGGTTGCGGCGATTGAACTTCAAGCGGTAGCTCAGGTGGGCCACATTCGAGAACTCGCGCCGGCCCGCCCGCTTCACTCGTGCGACCAGCATCGCGCCCTGCTTCCCCAGGACCAGGAAGAAATCGCCCTTGAAGAGCACCAGGCGGCCGTCTTTGATGTTGCTCCGATAGGCCCCACAATGCCGGTGGGTGCCCTTGGTGACAGGTGACCACCCGGCATGAAGGGCATGTAC